CTTGAGATGATACAGGCCCATGCCGCCACTGGGTGCAATCGTGATATATGTGTAGGCTTTATTCGGGTCTCGTATCTTCCACTCAGGCTTGATGTGCTGTTCGCCTTCATCACTCAGGAAGCTATCAGTAACAACGGCATCGGGTATGTCTAATGCGTCGGCGTAGTCTTGTGCCGCTTTGAGAGTCACAGCATCTTGGTCGTCCGAGTATTGCTTCGTGCAGGCAGCACCTATGTCAAAGGGCGTGGTGTGCGTAAAGTCATATACAGCACCGTCGAAGACAATACCTTCGGGGCCAGCACTTCCAAACGTAACTTCTAAATTTATGTTGCCATTTCTATTAGCAACACTCGTTACGGTGAAGTTTGCATAGTTACTTGGACTCATGACAAGACGAACTATGTCACCAGCCATTACTTTTGAAGCATCAATCGGCTTGTTTGTAAAGTCGGTTTCAGAAAGTATTATGTATGTAGCCTGATTGAATTGAAGAACTTTCTCGTTTAGCATGTTCTTCAGAACAAATGATCCGATCTGTGGTTCATCTCTTGCGTCGGCTTTGTACTGTGCTTCAACCACAGTCCCTTCGAGTGCCTTCACCTTATTCTCAAGAGTGTCTATCTGTGTGTTCTGTCCTTCATCAATCAGATAGTTTTTATTTTCTACCCATTCCTGAACAACTTGGTCTTGGTTATCAACATAGTCCTTAGTAGTCAGACCCTCAACGGATGGGATTTCAACATTATCAATTTGGTTAGTGACCCACTCTTCAGTCGCCAAGCCTGCGACGGCAGCAGTAATATCATCTGTAGTAGCGATGTTATCCGGCAGATCAATAGCCTCTGGTATTTCTATGTTGTCAATCGCATCCAGCAAGTACCAGTTGACTTGCTGCTGATTCCGCATGTCTTCACGAGGAACAGCACTAACACCTTGAGGACGAACACCGAGAGTAGATATGTCAGCAGTTGTCAAGGTGCGGACAGCGGCGTCTATAGCACCTTTGAACGAAAACACCATGATGATGTCTTCGTCTTTGAGAGGTATGTCGTTAAAGAACTCTAACTCGCAGGAGCCTCCACTGTTTGCCAGCGTATAATCGTTAGGAAGAAGTATTACTCCATTGATCGTTACAAATGTTGCCTGTACCTGAACCTCATTGTCTAATTGGAATTTAGTCTGCCCTGCCTCAGCAGCGAATTCTTGGTAATAGTACTCAACATTGTTTCCCGGTGGGCCTTGCACATTGCCCATCGAGACCCACTGAGTGCTGTCCCAGTACCACAAATCACCATCGCACTCGTTGATAATGCAATCGGACGTGTTGCTCCTGTCCGCACACTGCACCATCCAAACGTCGCCTAACTGTGGCTCGTAATTAGGTGGATAGTCTGACTCTGTAGGTTCCCCGCAGTCATCAAGAATGCCGATAAACCGAAACCCGTCTCCCTTATCACCTTTGTTACCAGTCGGGCCTCTGCCTCCCTGCCAAGGAAGGTTTGACCAAGGTGTGGTGCCGTCGCCAATCTTCACACGCTGACTTGGATCAAGCGTATCTACCCCCGGCGTACCTATGGAATAACACCACTCACCAGACGCAGGTATAGGATCATTCTTCAGCCAGTTCTCGTTTGTGTCCTGACGTACCCTTATCTGCTGATAATTACGCTCTTTAGAATCAGTCGTTCGATGTCGGCTTGGCTGGGGCGGTTGTAATGTCATGAATAGGCTCCTACTTCTTTTATGTAGGCCAGAACGTCCTCGACATCACTTCTTTTTCCATTTTGGCAAATGGTTCTTGTGGGCAATCTCCTTAGCCGCTTTATGAGACAACTTATCGTTCTTCTTCTGGTAGTGCTTTATAAGCCTGTCTTCTAGGTTCTTGTTGAACTTCTTACGTTCTGGGTCTCGCTGTTCGGCTTTGACGTTGACGATGCCGTTTACCTCTAGGTTTCTAGCCTTTGCTACTTCTTTTATCTCCCCTACGGTGCTGATCCATGCCATTGGATCGGATGCACCACGCTTGTCTGCTAGGCCGGACATATAGAACTTCCCTGTCGTGTTAATCCCTGCCTGCTTGGCTTCCCTCAGCATTCTGTCGGCTTGGAACTTAGGCATGTCGTCTAGCCACTGGGCGTTTAGCTTCCCTTCCATGAAGGTTCGGTCTGTCCCCTTAGTGGCTGGTGGCTGCCCCAGACTGCACATGAGGGCGAATGACTCTTCCTGACCGTCTTCCAGCATGTCTACGTAATGCAGCTGCTGGTTTCTCGGGGCGTCTTGTAGTTCTAGGGGTAAGCTACTCATGGGATTAACTCCGGTGGTACATTGACGGGATTACCTGAAGCATCTGCCTGTTCGGGTGGTGGTGCCCCCTCCCCTCCCGCCGCAGGTTCACCTTCAGCTTCGGAGGCACTCGGCAGAGGCTGTTCCATTGGGGGAGGTGGAGGAGGCGGTGGCGGTGGAATCATGTAAGGTGACGGATCAATGTCAAGGCTTTTCGCCCAGTCACCAAGAAGTGCGTTAAGAGGGCCAACCATCCCCATAGGTATGAGTCCTTGCAGAACAGGAGCAAGTGTTTGCACTGCCATCTGCATCTTCTCAACTTCAGAAGCCTTGTTTGGCTTCCTAGCACTACCCGCTTCGACGCGGTAATCGAACTCCCTCGCTACAGTATGCACATCCATTTGCTGGATAGTCTTGCCCCACACTTCAGCACCAAGCGGGCCGATGATTGGAGCAACATCTTCAGGCTGCAATAGCCAACGTGCCGCCATCGCCTCTTTCCTAGAAACCATGCTCATAGCATCTTCTAAGCAGTTAGCCATATCGTCTGGCCTGACTGAGATAGCTTCTGCCTTTACCTGTGCTTCTGCTGCACTACGGTATTGGTTTCGTGTCATGCCATAGGCTAATTCGGTTAGCCCAGTAGCCTTATCAAACTGCATAGATACAGCTTCGATGATCTTCCATATCTCAGGATTAACCTCAGGCATTTGGAATACACTGACTAAATCATCTACGGAACGCCCAAGAGTTTCCGACAATTCAACCAGATTAAATCCAGACTCTTCGTGCTTTAGTAGTTGATCCTTAAGGTCATCCCCCGCTGCTTTCGCTACACCAACCGTAGTCTTGCAGCTAGTCATTACCCGAGTAGCCAAGAAAGACATGGCCCAGTTAATGAACCGAAGTTCACTAATCCCCGGTTTGATATGAGATATAGGCCAGATGTATCCGGGCTTACGGTGGAACTGGAGCGGAGTCCAAGGCCATCCGTTCGCTGCTTCGAGGTGGAACGGTATAGGCCAACGTGTTCTGGTGAATAAGCTGTTTGGCAATCCAGTTTGATCTGGCTCCTCTAATGCAATCTCTTTAGGTGCGTTGAGTGGGAAGTCCACACCCTCGGCTACAACAACGTAGCAGTTGGTACCCAAGCCATCGAACAGCTCCTTAAACTCTTTGGGGAACCCCTTTAAGGTGTGCCCGAACCCAGTCTTGGAGTAAATCTTGTAGTAGACGATAAGGTCGTTAGTCTTGCCTTTTTTCTTCTTATCCCTGAATCCTTGGTCGTTCTCTAGGCTCGCGGCATAGGACTCCATGTGACCCTTGAGGTCTTTCTCGTCAAGGCCGTATTTTGCTGCTACATCTTTAATCGGGTGAACGCATCTTCTGGCTGACCAAAGGCAGTCTTCTTGTTCGTCGGCGTCTGGATCAAGAAGTAAGTTATCGCAACTGTCATAAAAACTTCCAACAATTCCATATTGCTCACCTTGCTCGTTCTTCTCCAGAGTAATCAATTCTGTCCACCAAACACCCATGCCTTTGATGATTGATTCGTCCACTACGCGACGAGAGTTCTCTTTTAGATTTAGTTCGTTCGGGGTGTAGTTTAGGTACGACTCCACCACATCAGCCAAAACTCTACGCGAGTTCTCAGCGTTTCCGATTGCAGTGCTGATCTGCATGAACTGTTCCAAGCGTGGATCAGGCGGCTCCATGCCAGTCATCGGATCAGGCGGCTGTGGCGTTATGTCGAGAGACTCAGGAGTAACTACTGGATACTTCTTAGGCGTAACCGTTCTGACTGGGTTGCGATGATAGATCACTGACCCAAACAGCTTAACTGCTTCAAAGACACGATTAACTTGCATACGGAAAGACGGAGGAGCCATGCGGCTGTAATCCACACCGTCCTTCCAGAACCAGTTGTTCGTGCCGTCGAAGAAGTTCATGGCTTCGATGGCGTCATCAGTAAATGGACGTTTGTGCTTCTGTGCCTGCTTTAACTTGGAAAACCAAGATGTGGATATTGCACGAAGCCCGTCTTCCATTTTCTTCTGAGTAATGGCCGCATCTTCAAAGGGAACGTCAGCGAGCGGATCGCCTCCCTCTGCCGGAAGTTCTGGCTGCAAGTTTTCGTCAATCATTTGTCTCTTCTTCTATAATGATTTCTTCTTTTGCCCAACAATCCGCAAGACAGCTTTTTTGCCTCCTTAGTCCTGCTCTAGCTAAATAGTCTCCAATTCGATGCAGGGCACCCTTGCTGCAATACCTTCTGCAACAAACCCACAAACCATTCCTGCCCTGTGCTATGCCAACATCGTAAGTCACAAGACCTGAGTGATTGGCGTAGCAGCATGACCTGAATGCTCCTTCAGGAGTTGACGCACAACCTAAGCCTTCGTATGAGGGGTTTCCTCCTCTATGCCTAAGGCCGCCTGATGCTGAGGCTTCTGCGGCCTCTTGTGCGGTGCGGTGTGCGAAACAAACTGAAGACAAACAAAGGAATAGGATAAGAGTTCTCATTACGAAGCCTTTTTAGCTGCTTGAACTTTGGCCTTTGTTAGCAATCCTTTGACTTCAGAAAGCATTCTGGATTCAGGGTGCTGCTCGTAGCAGCCCCACTTCTTCCAGCCTGACGATTCTGTTTCCGACCAAAACGGATCATCCTTATGCCGAACACTTGGCTTCGTAATGAAGCCTGCATCTCCGGCAAACACTAAGATACTTATGGTCGAGACACCGGGTCTCGACGCCACGAAACCCATAAAAGGGTTCTTGGGATTGTCAGGATTGCTGTAATAAAGAACTCGATCACCAACGCCTAGCTGCGGTTGTACAAAACTACCCATGAGTGCCTCCTATTAAACGTCGTACTGAAATGAGTAGGAGTTGGGTGCCAGATTAACGACACCTTTATCCTTACCCTTTGCCTTGTCTCGGCGTTTCTTCCAGCCCATCCACCAAGGTTCTTCGATCTTCTTTTCGTGCTTGTGGAATTGCGGTTGATACGCCGCGATATAGCGTAAGTTGTCAACCAGATGAAACGAACCGCGTTTATTTGGTTCATCAGTAGTTACGGCAGTTCCTGCTACATACTGCACTTTCTTCTTGTATCGCTTCATTTCCTTTTCAAAGTTGGGGCACCTGCTACGGATATACCGCAAGCCTGTCGTTCCGTCCCCCCTGATGTGCATTGCCAGTCGAGCGGCTTCCAGACCAGCCTGAATATCATCTGCTCCGGGGATAAAGGAATGTCCCGTTACTTCTGACTCAACTCCTAATTCTGCGAGGTGGGAGGAGTATTGTTCTTGCGGAGTTTTCCCGCTGCCAATGTCAGTAAGGCGACCACCATGAGCATCAATAAGGAAAGCATAGAAGTTCTTCCCCTTTACTTTACGGTGAAATTCTCTTGCGAAAATCAGGGCGTTGCAGTTCTTGAGGTACAACTCGTCGTAAATCAAGAAGTACTCTTCTGAAGGAGGTACAGCCACAAACATGACAGCAGTGACAGCATGTCCGGGGTCAACGATGGCGTATCGAGTCCAGTGTTCAGGCGGTTCATTCTGGTTTTCTTCAACTTCAGGTACTGGTTTGCCATGCACAAACGGGTTAAACGTCGGGTAAACCAACAGGGAATCCGTGACAAACTCACCCTCTGCACGTTGCCGGAGGACATCCTCCCCAAGAGCAGACCACCGCTCAATCATTTTCCGCTTCTCATTCTGGTCGATATGCGGGTTATCTAAGAAGCGAAGAACGTGCCTTTGAATGTCAGTAGTGCCATCCTCCTCTGCCTTGTCGCATCGCTCGTTTAAGCCAATAAGTGCTTCGTTCTTGGAGTGCGGCATAGCAGACCAACAGAACCTACCCTTACGGTCAGCAAGTCTGGCCTGCATTTCAGGCACCCACTGCTCATTAGCCAAGTCCTCATCTATGTGTACACGATCTGCCTGAAAACCTTGCGGAGGATCACCCTCAGAACTGAAGCAGTAGATAGTCCACCCATTAACTAACTCACAGGAGTTTAGATAACCGGCAGACTTTAGGAGCCACGACTGGGACTTAATCATTCTCTGGGGGATCAACGGCGGTGCTGGCTTGGCTTCGTCTTTCCTGTCCGCGTCAGCAACAGGATCAAACGCCCTCCAGTCTTTCCCATCCTTGATTATCTTGAACGCACCTGCCTTAAACAAATAGGGTACTATCACTAACCCTACATGCTTCCAGTTTTGCCCAATAATAATCAGGTTGCCGTTTTCCTTCGGATACTTGCCATCAATCGGATGAGTGCCCGTAGCCGCCCACGCATCTTCTACGAAGGTAGATAACGACTTGCCAGACCTGTTACCGCCGATAACGAGCGTTTCACTCGAAAGGCTTTTGTGAAAGAGTTCTTGCTTCGGTGTCGGCCTGTATAGCCGCAGCGACTCCAACCGCCGCTCGCTCAACTCCGCTTGCAAGTTCCTCAACTCGTCCATTTGGAAGGTCGAGATTTGCTGTGTCATTTTCGACATCTACTACCACCTTTCGGTTGCCTCCGAACATTGTGACTGCGTTCTTCAGTCTCAATTCGATTTCAGCCTCCAGTTCCTCCTCACTCATGAGTTCTGTAGGCTTCTTAGCACCACCGACTTCAGTGTTCTTGGATGCCAGTCTCGTCACCATTTCAAGTATTCCACTTCGGATTCTTGATCCGGGTTTTGCGTCTAGGTACTGTTTCAAAAGAAGATTGCTGAACCCTGCTGTCCCGCCAAAAGCAACCATCGCCCCTTCTAGCAGTTCGGCTGTATGGGGAATGTTGTTTCCACCAGAGAGGGGAAGACTTCTGAGACGATCCATCGCGTCCTCTTCTATCTTCTGAATCTCCTCTTCGGCCTCTTTCCTCTTCCTGCATTTCATGCACACGTATCCAAACGTGTCTCCGTTTCCCGTAGGTGCGTAATAATCTTTGTGCAGAGGATAGAGTTCTCCGCATGTGTCGCATCGTCTGCTGTTATTCCGTGTCTCTACAAGCTGTTCATCAGTCATCTGTCTAATTGAACTTTCGCAGTAAACGGGGTAGGGCTTTTCCCCTGAGACTTGTCCTGCAACTGCCTCATTGCAGTAGGTTCTGTGGGCTGTCCGTACTGACCTTCCATGACATCAGTTAGTTTTCTCTTCTCTGAAAACTCGTCGTTTAGTGCATACGATTGAAGGCGAGGGATGATGGCTCTAATTAAGTTGCTCATTTGATTATGTCCTCAAATATGGCTCGCCACTCTGGGTCTTTCTCAATCAACTCAATGAACTTGCCGAATATCAGGAATGCCCTGTTGCGATAAGGTTTCTCGTCTAATCCGGCGACAATACAAAATGCTGCTATCTCTTCTATTGCTTTTAGGTTTTCTACTGTTCCCTGTGCGTCTTCAAACTCCTTGAGAAGCGGAAGTATGGGTGCCCACTTCTTGGCAGTCTTGAAGTCGTCTATTACTCCTCCATAGGTTTCTGGTTCGCTTAGGTCACTCACTTAACAAAGCCTCCGCGAACAATCGTGCCTGATCCTCATGTAGCCTTTGTGCGTATTGGTTTGCTTGCTCTACAGTTCCAAACTTCCCTAAATGCTGGCCCGTTTTCCCGTAGTGCTGCATTGCCTCTGCGTCTGACATGATGTAACCATCTGAATGCACGGTAGGGATAAGTGTTTCCATTCCATCATCATTGATTCCCATGCTACGAACAGTTGCATAACCTCCATCAACAGGCACTCTTGGTCTGCTATTAAGGTCAATGTTCCCCGGCACGGGATGTATTAGCTTCTTGTAGTCAGGGTTCACTGGGAGTCTCCACTGATGGCATGAACCGGCGAGTGCGTAGTTCGTTTAGCTTGCTATCTATATCCCGAGAGATTGATTCCAGTTCTCTGAGGTGTGACTCAATGTCATTAAGGCTCTCAGCGTTCTTCTCGCCTATGTGAGTATTCTTTTCCCCAATGAGAACAATGCCTGACTTCAACTCATCTATCGTGGAAGTCAGTGAGACGTTGCTTTCTGTAACTGCATCAAGCATCTGCATGTATTTGGCTGAAGCAGGAGCGAGGAATGACGTATAACCAACATAGGCGACAACGCAAAGGATCATTGTGCTAATGCCGTTCTTCTCAATGAAAGAACCAATAGCGTTAATCTGATTGCTGTCTATTTGTTTAGAATCAGCCACGGCTTTTATTCCTTAGGTAAGGTTTTGATTTGAGTGCCTGCTCGTGCAACAATGCTTTCGTAGCTGCTGAGTTCTGAACCGGCTTTTGTTTTACCCCTTGCTCCATGCCCAACATTTCATGAGCCTTTCGCCTGTTGTACTCATCAGGAGTTTCTTTCTTTTGATAACGTCCTGCACTTCTTCGTGACTGCTCTCGGTTGTACTCTTGCTTGCCCTTCTTTGCGGCATCTTGGTATGAAGACACTCCTGAAGTGACGGCGGCTTGTGCGGCAGAGGCTAAACCTCTCATTAGATTACTCATGCTATTTGAACTCCGTAGGTCTATCTTGATGGATAAGTAAGTCTCTTAGTGACTGCAAGTAGTTTTGTGCGTTGGGCGAATTGTTGTTTGGTTCTTGAGATAAAGGCTCACCAATTCCTTTCATAGGGTCATCGGCCTCCTCCTTTGGTGGCTCAACACCGTACTCCCATGCGGTTTCCTGTTGATAATCTGCAAAAGAAGGGTTTGCTGGAGGCATACTAGCCCCCCGCTGCCGTGGAGCATTAGGATGGTCTAGCCAAAAGTTCCTTCTGGCATTGTTTAACTGCCTATACGAATCAGGCACTGCTCTGTTTGACATTCCCATATCAGCAATTCCACTGCTTTCTTGCGAGGCTTAATCTGCTATTAGGGTCTTTCGCTGCCGCTGGAAACTTCTTTGCTTGACCAGCCGAACGGGCACAATAACTGTCTCTTCTTGGCCCACCTTCAGGCTGAGGAGCCTTGAGGTTGCCACCTGTTTCTTTGTTGTAACTATCTCTGCCCTCTTGGTTTAATCCGCCTTCAGGATTTTTTCCGGCTTTCCGCTCCCATGCAGCGGTACGCATATACTTACTCATCTCCACCTCCCAAACAAACCTCTACTACGTGACGAACTGCCCTTACTGGTAGGACAATTCCCTGATGGACAGGAGGAACTACTTCCGCGAGATGTTGGACAATTCCCTGACGGGCATGATGATGATGGTGCGGAAGCCCGTGTTTCTGCGTTGTGCAGGAGATTGTGTAAGCTGAGTAATTCCTCACGATCCATCTTATTAGCGGAATCAGGATCAATCCCATGAACACTTACTAGATGTTCTCGTATGTCTGCATCACTAGCGTTACGACTACGCTTCTCCTCAATAGTCCAAGAAGGCCCGTTGATACAAGTAATGTCTTTGGCTTCTTCTTGAGCCTCAAGAACATCAGCTAGCTTATCGCCAAGATCACGGACAGTAGCTTCGTTCCAGTCGTCAGTCACGTTATCTATTGCTTCACTGAACTGCTTCATCTCCTCTTCAACAAGAGGGCTATTCTCACCGGCTTT